TACCTCTTTATCAGATACCTCTGGAGTTTTAGTATCTTGAGTGTTTTTTTTGTCTTCAGACATAATTGTCCTCAACTCAATTTAATCCGTTTAACCCCCGTCGGGTTCATACACCATATGATTGCATATCCCAGAACTTTAGTCAATACCTTCTACTAAAGAGGTATAAATATATCCCCACATAGAATAAGTGCCGTAGATTGCCACTAAGAAGCCCCTACGATGTAGTTTCAAACGGTTCTCTATGTTCAGCTTCATAACCTGTTTTCTGAGCTTCTAAAACTTCACGATACGCTTCTTCTACATTGGTTGGTTCTGGCTCTTCTTGTTCTTTTGTTTCTTGTAGCCATTCAGTCTTGTTCCATACCTTTTCTTCCTTTGCCTCTCCAGAAAAAACTAACGTAGTATCTGAACGACAATTAGGGTGTAAGGGTGGGTAGTTAACTCCCACTTCTGCCTCAGTAACTTTAAAGACTTTTCCATTTGTCCTCCTGCAGATATCTGAAGTCCTCTCATCTAAAATTGCTTCATACCTATAATATTCTATCCCTTCATCAACATAACTTTGTAATTCCGCCTGATTGGTAAAATAATTCGTTTCAGTCCTAACCAATCGCATTGCATTATACCTTCCAACGTCAAAATAATCTCTAATTTGCCTAGCCATTTTCTCTTGTGATATACCACTAACTAAACCACCACCAATCACCTTAGGTAAAACATCCTGTATCTTAATATTTAACCTAGCATTATTCGCCCATATTCTTGTAGAATAATTTCCACCTTTCCAGTTCTCTCTTAAAATATGATACGCAACAGTATCGTCTATCTGTGCAAAAGCTCTATAATCCTTTCCTAAATGTTTTCTAATATCAGTCCTACTTGATTTGTAACTTTCCTCTATAATTTTTTTATAAGCACTTTCACTTATAGCCTCTTCCTGTGGTGCTATTTGCTGTATTTCCCAATATATCTGCTGCTTTATTGCTTCAAGTCTAGTAATTCTTCCTATATAACGAGGGTCATAAACATCACCTAAATCAAACCCTAATTTAAGCATTTTATTTCTAATGTCAACAAGAAAACGACTTCTTTCTGCTCCACTCAAAATCTCTGTAAGTTCTCTAACGTCAAGTCCAGCCTCGGTAGCATACTTTGAATATAGTTTATTAATTTCCTTATTAATATTTCTCAACGCCTGTTCATATATGGGCAGGATATCTTCCATAGCACCTTTACCAACAACCTCTGCATAATCTAAACGACCTTTTGTTCTTTCAAGCCAGTAATTACTCATTTACCCTGAAGATTAACTTATTCGGCTTCATTCGGCTCACCTGTTCCAAATCCTGAGGTAGTTTCCACAAACCTATTAAGTCCTTCCTCTTTCGCTTTTTCAATACTATCTTTAGGATTTTCTACAAACGGTATCTGGGATACTAAGGTTTCGTCATCTACAATTCCTCTTAGATTATTAACTATTTGACTAATTTCTAATAAGTTCTGTGGTAAGGTTCTCTTAAAGACTGCGTCAACTTTATAAATCTCTAGTTTTGTTCCCTTACTAATACTCTGTAAATAGTTGTTATATAACTCAAGTCTTTCCATTAAACCTTTTTCAAAAAGCCTTTCCTTATTTTTTAGATTTAGCATAAAAGGTAATAGCTTATAAGCGATTGCTACTCCACTTGAATTCCCTACAAAATTTTCATCGCTCATATTGGGCGTAAGTGATATTTTATGTATATCGTCTTCTATATTTTTTCTCAAAATATCTATTTGACTTTCATCTAAACTCTTTGATAAATAATCTATAACTGCCTCCCCCTTAGGAGGTAAACCAAATATCATTCTACTATTCTGTAAATCTTCCCTCTGTTCGGGGGTTAATTCAATACCATAACCTAAAAGAATTGCCTCAACTAATTGCTGTTTATCATTTATTCTATCCGACTGTAAGATATTATAAGCGTTAATTAAAGGTATAACCTGCTCATAATCTCCTTGCCCTTCAGAATTGTTTCTAAATTCTACTAACGGTACTTTTCCAAATGCATGTACTTCACTTTCACCAATAGCAATCTCTCCATTTTTAGTAATACAATTTCTCCATACCTCCCTATCTGAATATATGGTCAAATCTTCTAAACCTCTCTGTAATGTAGAGCTTTTTAACTGATATACAATCCCAAATAATTTATTATGCTCAACAGTATTATCATAAATACAAATAGCGTTTCTAGGGTCAATGTCTTTACTTCTAACGCTGTTTCCGTCGTTATAAATTAATTCGTATGCTTTACCAAGCTTAGAAAGCTTATACTCTAACTCCGTATCTAAATCAGATATTGTTTGCTGGTCATATTCAACTAAAATATCATCTATCTTAATACTATCATCTAATACTTTATACGTTACTGGATTACCTAATAGAAACCCTACATTTATATCCGTAATATACTTTGCGTGATTAGTAACAACTTTAGTATTCTTTGAACCTAATGGTTTTTTCCTATTGAGAATGTCATGTTTACCCAAATAATAGTTTTTTAATTTTGTATATCGTTCTCTTTCCCTATTATTGTATTTAATAGCCTCTTCTACTAAATCCTTATTAAGCTCCGTATTTTTATCTACTGTAAACATTTTAACTTACTTAAAAGTTATATATTACTATGCTAGCATATCTAATCGGTCTAGTCTATATCCCTAATCTACTTCTGTCATAAAACTTATATTCATTGTCCCTATAAAACTTAATTCCTTGAACTACTAAGAAGCTAGCAAACAAACTGTCATCGTGATACCCTTCATCGTGTTCCCTTTTCCCGTTACTTTTTCTAACAAATGTTTTCATCTGCTGTATTAACTCTTGCGAATTAATAGTTAAGTTATCATTTTCAAAAAACTCTATAAAATCATCTATCATTAAATCCCTATTAGAGCTTTGTGTCCTCCAACCGTATTCGTTTTTCTGCTTCTGGGTCTTTTTGTCTATCTGCCTATTAACAAATAGATTTTTATATCCTTTTTCTTTTAGTTTTAATACAGTAGTTAACCCTGAACCGTTTCTCTCTGGAATAACAAACGCCTCATTATATTCATTCCCTAAATCAATAGTTACCTGTGCCGTCTGGTCTGGTCTTATATTAGGGTCAACAAGACTGGCAACCTCTATTAGATTAGAATTATCCGTTACATCCCAAATATGCAAGGCTGTATTATCACCTCCAAGCCCTTCTGCTGTATCAATTCCAATAATATATTTATGGTCTTTCTTGGGTTCTTGATATATTTTTACACCCTTTTCTGTTCTGATTACATTTCCCGCCTTTAATTGACTAACCTTGAATAAATCAAATACACTTATTGCAGAAGATAGAAATGCCTCCTCTGAGATAGTAGGATACTCTTGTTTCGTTCTCTCCTTTAATCTTCTTGCTTTTAAAAAATACCAATAAAATTGTTTGTCCGATAATTGATGTTTATTCTGTATATCGTAAATTAGATTGTATTTCTTAGCTAATAATTTATACTCTTCTTTCCACTTACTATCTTCTGGTGGTGTTTCAAAATAGCCTTCATCCCAAGTCCAATTATAAAAATGGGGAGTAAACTCATTTTTACCTTCTACTGCCTCCCTCCATAAATCATACGCCCTGTTTAATCCATTGGCTGTTGTTTCAATAGCAATAGTTCCACTCTTAGGGACAGCCTCAAGTGACGATGAAAATAAACTCTCTATATCTTTAATATATGCCAATTCCGAGATATGCAAATCTTGAACAGTACCAGAACGCAAGTCTATATCTACATAATATTTACTCGCATTCATACCAAAGTCTAACTCTCTAACATTGTCATACTTTACTTTATACGCTTCTTTAAACTCTTCTGGCAAATTGTCCCAAGCAAACTTTACAATAGTAAATATTTCTTGTGCTTTACTTTTCTTTTGTGCGACAGTAACAACTGTAATATTTTCCTCAAGCAAAACCCTCTTTAACTTTCTCAACTGTTCTAAAGTAGTAAATCCTAATTGTCTTGCTTTTAGTATATAATCTCTACCTGTTCTGCGTTTTAAATAATCTAACTGTGCCTTATTGGGAGTAAATAAAACCTTTTCAGCATTCTTATTCTTAATACTAAAATTGTAGAGTAAATCATTATTAAAGTTTTCATTCATCTTCCTTATATTCCTCAGGTTTACTGTCAGGGTTTTTATTAAATAACTTTCTCATATCATTAACCGTAAACGCTTTAATTTCACCTTTTATTTCTGTGGGCGCTTTACCTACATTCCTGTCAAGAAAGTCAACTGTAAACTTATCCTCTTTAAGATATTGAACCATTTTAGCTTCTAACACTGTATGCCTGTCTGGGTTATTTTTAATGTCTTCAATCAAATCTAATAACTCCTTCATAGATAAGTTTCTCAGTTCTGTTATTAAGTCCATTATTTCTTGCTTAACTCTCCTTCTTTCCCAACCCTTCTTTTTTGCTTCTGGACTTGGCTGGTATTCAGAAGTGAACTGTTTTCCTGGTGCTACTGGCTCGTTTTTACCCTCGTTTTTACCCATAGTATTTAATAGATTAAATATTAACTATCCTCCCAACAAATTTCTTTTTACCTAACTCCTCGTATCTTTGTTTTATTTTATTATAGTCTTCTTCTAAGACCTTGATTATCAATCTTCTATCTCCTAAAAGATTTTCCTCTTCAACAATTCCTTCCTCATCCTCCACCCCACCTCCAAACTCAACTTTATATTCTTCCCAGTCAAAATTAAATAGACTAGAATATTCTTCTAAAGTATTTTCATTATATCCTAACAAACTCATTATATTCCCTTTCTTTACTCCTTTTTCTAAATACCAATTTACAATCTCTGCTACTTTTAATTCGCTTATAGGGATTTTCTTCTGCTCTTTTATAACTGTTATTGCCCTTGCTAATTCGTCGCTAATCTCTCCTAATGTATTAACTCTTATTTTACTAAATCCTAACTCCTTGCACGCTAACCATCTATGATATCCATCTAATATTTCATATTTATCTCCTAACTCTCTTACAGTAATTGCCTCAAATAAACCCTTCTTTTCAATCTCTTTTTTAATTTCTTCATACTTCTCTTTATTCTCTTCATTTTCCTCTATACTCTCCTTAGGGTTCCAGGTATTAGCTTTTACTTTATCAATATTCACTATTATATCTCGCCCTTTTATTTCATTCATTTTTATAATAGTTAAAATTACTTCTACTCTATGTTAACACATTTTAGTTCCATTTTATACCTCTTTTTTCCCAGAGTTTAGTTAGATACTTTTCATATTTCATATATGCTAATGCATTTTTAATGTCATTTTTTTTATAACTATTTGTCTTAGACAATATATTTGTCATATTATGAGGTTTTATATTTCCTTTATCAAATACAACAATTCGCCCACTTTTTTGTGCATACAACCAAGATATACTATCACAACTATATATAGGATATCTTTGTAATATCCAATTAGTCGTTACTCCAAATAAATGAATTTTTACCGTAGGATAGTTTTTTAATATAAAAAAACAATAATCCAACCACTTTTTAATCTTTGTCCTTTTTTTAACATACGGAACCAAACCACCTAATGCAAGATATTTAACCTTATGTTCTTTCAAGTATATGTCAAACCATTTTTTATCTACTCCATAATGTATAACTGGTAAAACATCACAACCCATTTCCTTTAATAACAACCAGTTTTTATAAGTTTCTTCAGGGTTTCCTATAACATCAAGGTTTGCAGCCTGAGTGATTACAGTTTGATTGGCTAAAATTGTTTTTCCATATTCCTTAATATCTATTTTTTCACCAAGTGTAAAAGCACTAAATGCACCACTATCCAAGAAAAAATCTTTTATATTCCACTCATTAACAAGTTCGCTAATACTCTTTTCTTTGTTTTTGAAGTATAAATAACTTTCCAAATATCTTCCACCATATTTTGTTACCTCTGGACAAGTAGATATACCACCCAAATAAATCTTCATTTTATATTTTCCTACATTTCAACTGCTTCTTTGTCCTTCACCAAATAAATTCCAGGTATAGATACAACTGCCATTATCCATTTCATTACTATCTGAACTCCAATCATACTCCAAATAACCGTCATTGGTTGTGTTCCATAAAACGCTAAAAATATAAACAATACCGAATCGATTGGAGCTGATATTAAATTAGAAAATAAAACTCTTCCCCATTGATACTTTTTAGTAATCTTATTAACATAAAAAGAGTAAACTTCTGTGTCTACTAACTGACTAACTATTTCTGCCAATATAGACGCTATTACTATTCTCCACACCGAACCCAAAACCATAGAAAACTCATTCTGTATTCCCCAAGTTTCTGCAGGAGGTAACCAAATTGCCAACTGAAACAACGCCACCATTAAAAGATTAAGTATCCCAGCTAATATTACAACTTTCTTAGTATTCTTTTTACCAAGCGTCTTATGAACCATATCCCTTAATGTGAACGTAAAAGGATAAATAATTATTGCTGCTGGGAACGCTATTCCGAATAAAGAGGCAACTTTAATTGCTAATATATCTGAAAAGATTTGAAAAGAAATATAAAGAGCAATCACCGTTATTATTTGTGTAGTGAACACAGTTTTTTTAGATGGTTTCTTCATCGCAAAAAAAATATTAAATTATATTAAACTCTTCATTATTACAAAAAAGGTATAGCCTGTCTAGTTTTATATTATATTATACCCAAACTTTTCAACGAAATCTATAATAGGGATAAGATACATTTCACTTTGCATATCTTCGCCCCCATTAACCGAATGATAATTATTTAAAATAATCAAATCCCTTAGGTCTTCAACTTCACATACGGTATACGCCCAACCTTCACAATAAAAAAACTGAAACCAATACTTAGCTTTTGTACTTGCTATACCTGATAATTTCCCATAACTTTTATGCTCTATAGCAATATTTCCAGTCTTTTTGCTAGTAGCGTCGACTTTAACCTCAAACGTATTACCTACATC